AAAGATGACAAAATATATTCATTTTTAATAATAATAGATTTTATAGATTTATTTTTCATGATCTTATATATGTATCTAAAATAAAAATAGAAAAAAGAAATAAAGAAACTATTAAACAACACTTATATAAAAAAATAAATTATCATTTCAAATCTTTTAATTTTCAAATCTTCTGATTTTCTCATAGTATTGTTTAATATTTATTATGTTTTATTATATCACTAAAATTGATTATACAGTTTATGTTTTCTATATTTATCTATATATTTTTTATTATATATATATATAATGTCATTAAATGAAAAATATTTAAAATATAAAAATAAATATTTACATATAAAAAATTTATTTGGTGGAAAATTAAATAAAGAACAAAAAAGAGAGTATTTTACTAAACTAAAAAATTTATATACAGTTACTGGAAGAGAAGATAAATATTATAGTGATATATTGAAAGATTTATTAAATATATTATATACAAATATAGATAAAGATATTGAAGAATATAAAGAAAAAGTAGAAGATAAAGATAAAGATAAATATGAAGATTTAAAAAAAAAATATTATATATCATCAAAAATAAATACAGATACAATAGATATACTAGATATACCAGAATTTAATATTCGATCAATACAAATTATAATATTATTTACTGAATTAGTTAGATTAACCAATAAATTTGCGGATACTACTATGCAAAAATATTTTCAAAGAGATATAAAAATATATGATATTTATAATAATTTAAAATTAGATTGGGAAAATTACCAAGTATTGTATGATAAAATGATTATTTGCGATCAATTTTTATCTTTATTTGGAAAAACAATAAAAAAATATAATTCAATATCAAAGAAATTTGAAACAACTATAATTAATTTATGGACATTTAAAAACATAAAAAAGTCACGTATAGTATGTTATTTAGATTTAATTTCTCCTAAAGAAATAGTTTTTGCATTAACTTATGAAATTTATTATTTAGGTATTGCATCTGAAATGGAATGGGCAGATGGATTAGAACTTACACCATTTGAATTTTTACATCATGATATAACTCATTCAGATAATAGAGGTTATAATGAATATAATGCCGATTTATAAATTAAATTTGTTAATTATCTTGATACATTAAAATTAGATAGTACAAAATCCAAACAAATTTATATGATATTATTTATACTTATGCATGAAAGTATGAGTGAATGGTTGTTGATGGGAAAAATAGATGTCGACACAAATTTTTTAAGCATATCCCCTTCTTTTGTTACTGAAATTAATTATTGGACAAATATTAATTTCTATGGATCTTTATTACCAACAGACTTATTTAATACACGAGATGATAATAAAATATCAAATTATCTTCATGATAGTTTTGAATTATTAAAAACTAAATGGAATTCATTTATAGAATTTGTAGATAGTATCAAATAATATATTATTTGATATTTTATTATATTATTGCATTTTATATTTTTTATAACATTGTATGCAAAGTAAACATAAATAATAAATATTATTTGATACAAAAAATGCAATTTAATTGACAAAAAAATAATGAAATTGCATAGTTATAAGGTTCAGATAAAAAGTAATCTTTATTTATATTCTATTATGATTATCTATTATATCAATGAATTTAGCCTCCTTCAAACTATGTAATTTCATTGATAAAAAATTGAAAATAATAATTATTTGCAATTATATAATTAGTATTAATATTAGTATTAGTATTAATATTGTAGTAATAAAATGGATTTAATTCAATCGTATATTAATCAATCACATAATTGTAATTTGATTGATCCAAATGAAACACCCAATGCAAATATTATTTATCATGTCTATTCCGATGGTGAGATTACATATCAAAAAGGAGGATGGGTCTATCAACAAAGATCAGTTTTTACATTAAAATATCCATCATTTCGTAAAAAATTGTAGATTTATTTCCAATAAAAAATAAAGATCATAATGGGGATAATATTTCATATGCAATTGTAACAGAAGAAAATGCTAAAAAGATCGTAGAAATGATTCATAATTATGAAAAAGAACATAAATAATACAATTATATTCACGGATAACTTATCATAGAACGTTTCATAAAAATATCAAAACTATTAAATATTTTTTGGAATTTATGATAAACAACAAATTCATCTTCTAAAAATCTAGACATATTAATATATTATATATAACTACATTATTCTTAAGTAATTAAATATCAATCGCTATATTATCTTTATTTTTTAATACAATATCCATTTTTAATTTAATATTATTCTTATTACATTGATTTATTATTTCATAAAGACACTTGATGGCATCAACACCCTATAGAAGATGGTACCTTAATTTTTTTATAAGATCTTAAATATTTATTATTTATATTTAATGTTTTATAATCAGATGCTTTACTCTTATATCCAAACCATATAGCACCATTTAGATCTATTATAATAAATATTGATTTATCATTTATTTTTAGAATATTATTAAATATATCAATAATAAAATTATTCATATATATAATTTTTTATATATTTAAAATAATACAAAAATAATATTTATTATTCTATAAAAAAATTGATTTTTACACATTATAATGATATAAGATTATAATTCTATATTACAATATAAAAATGGGAAAAGACTATTATAAAACTTTAGAAGTTAATAAAGATGCAACCGAACAAGAAATTAAATCTAATTATAAACGTCTTGCTATGAAATGGCATCCTGATAAAAATCCAAATAATCGTGAAGAAGCTACTCAAAAATTTAATGAGATTTCAGAAGCATATAATGTTCTTAAGGATCCTACAAAACGAAAAACATATGATAACTTTGGTGAAGCTGGATTAGATGAAAATAGTGGTGGTATGGGTGGATTTGGAGGATTTGGAAATTTTGATCCATTTTCAATGTTTAAAAACTTTTTTCAAAAAGAAAATGATGTACCGGATATACAAATTCCGATTAAAACGACGTTAGAAGAAATTTATGCTGGTACAAAAAAGAAAGTTAAATTTAGTCGTTATTCATTATGTAAACCTTGTAAAGGTAAAGGTGCTATTGGAGATGCTATAGAATGCAAACAATGTAATGGCAAAGGTATTAGTATTGCACGAACACCAATGGGTGTGATGCAAACACATTGTAGAGCATGTGGAGGAAATGGTATTGATTCTAAAGCTAAAAAATGTGATGGATGTAGAGGTAAAACATGTGCAGAAGAAGAACATTCTGTAATTGTTACTATACCAAAAGGTGCATCGCATCGTCGTCCAATTATTATTGAAAATGAAGGTAATGAAATACCCGAAAATGAACGTAATGACAAATCCGAGAGAACCAATTTAGTTATAATTATTGAAGAAATAACACATCAAAAATTTAAGAGAGGTACTGTTATACCTGAAATTGGTAAAATAAATGATAATAATCTTCTCATAGAAGTTAAACTAACACTAGAAGAATCACTATGTGGATTTGAAAAGGTATTCACGCATCTCGATAATAAATTATTTAAATTCTCAATGACCGATGTTGTAAAACATGGAGATATTTATGTAATGAAATGTATGGGTATGCCATATTATGATGATTCTACAAAATTTGGTGATCTACTTATTAAGATTTCAATCGAACAAAAGAAATTAACAAATGTCCAAAAGACAAAAATATGGGATGTATTATCAGATGATCCATATAAAGAAATAAAGAAACAAAGTAATGTTATTAATTTTGCAGAATATAAACATAGTGCAGTTGATGATGAACGAAAAGAAAATATGAAAAATAAATATCGACGTCGACATCAAAATGATGATGATGATATAGATGATGATGATAATCATATGGGTGCGCAATCAGTACAATGTGCGCAACAATAATTATTTAGTTAACAATAATTATTTAGTTAACAATAATTATTTAGTTAATTCGTCATCATCTTCTTCTTTTGGTTTAGGTTTAGTAGCATAAAATAAACCTATACTTAAAACGATTAAGATTATTGTAAAAAACAATGTAGTTTGTGGTACTAATAATTTCCCTATTTTAATTTTTTTAATTTCCGATATAGTATTATTAATTATATTCTTTGTATTATCAATAGGTGTTATTTCTTTTTCTTCTACTTTATCATTAAATGTTACACTTTTTTCATTTTGTTTATTTTCTATATCATTTTTTATTTGTGTTTGTTGAGTTTGTCGTACTTGTGGTTGTCGTATTTGATTTTGTCGTATTTGATTTTGTATTGGTTGAGTTTGTCGTGTTTGTATTGGTTGAGTTTGTCGTGTTTGTATTGGTTGAGTTAATATTGGTTGAGTTTGTATTGGTTGAGTTAATATTGGTTGAGTTTGTATTGGTTGAGTTAATATTGGTTGTGTTGGTTGTGTTAATATTGGTTGTGGTTGTATTGGTTGTGGTTGTGTTGGTTGTGTTGGTTGTGTTAATATTGGTTGATTTACTAGTTGGGCATTATCTGAATCTGAATTTAAATTTACTATATTATTAATATTTTTGAAAAAATCATTATTCATATCATCGGATGTAATAGAGTCAAGTTTTATATCTGTCATATATATTTTGTATTATATTATTTATAATAAATTTGAACGAAAAAAAATGAAATTAAATAATATTATAACAATTATATAAGTATTACAATATTACTATAAATTATATAAAAATATAAAAATGAATGAGAAAATAGATAATAATATACCATGGGTAGATAAATATAGACCACATCATATACAAAGTTTAGTTCATCAAGACGAAGTAAAAAAAGTATTATTAAATACTTTAAAAACTGGTAATTTACCAAATTTTATATTCTATGGACCGCCTGGAACTGGAAAAACTAGCGCTATTTTAGCACTTGCTTATCAATTATTTGGTCCAAAATTGATATCAGAAAGAGTATTAGAATTAAATGCATCCGATGAAAGAAAAATTAATGTTGTTAGAGAAAAGATTATTAAATTTGCAAAAGAATCAATATCCAATCCAGATCCAAATTATCCATCACCTCCATATAAAATTATTATATTAGATGAAGCCGATGCAATCACACTTGATGCACAATCTGCATTAAGAAAAGTAATTGAGTCCGCATCAAAAATAACAAGATTCTGTTTTACATGTAATTATATCGAAAAAATAATACAACCAATAATATCGCGTTGTGTAAAATTTAGATTTAAGCCATTATCATTAGATTTGTTATCTGAACGTCTTGCAAAAATAGCTATATTGGAAAATATTAAAATAAATAAAGATTGTGTTGAACGTATATCGGAGATTAGTGGAGGTGATGGACGTAAAGCAATAATGATATTACAAAATTGTAAATATATAAAAAAAGAAAAAAATAAATATATTACAATTGAAGATTGTGATGAAATTACAGGAATCACAAATGAAAAGATATTAAAAAAAATTTATGATAAATTATTAGAATCAAATATCTATGAATTAAATGATCTAGTTATAGATATTATCAATAATGGTACAAATCTAAATAACTTATTGAGATATATTAAAGATAATATTATTGTAAGTAAAATTTCCGATTCAAATAAAAGTAAAATTATAACAGAAATATTAGATATTGAATGTAAATTAATGGAAAAAGCTGATGAATCTTTACAAATTTTATATCTATTTAGTATGATATCTTTACTTATGATGAATAAAATGTGATGCCGGGGGTGCAGATGGTATATATTGATTTGGCAAATTTGGCACAGATGGATATACTAATGCCGGTTGAGCAGAGGTTTGTATATTATGATGGTAATAATTTTCAGTATGATACGGAGAATTATATTGTGGAATTAAAGATTTTCTCATATTTACAGGAGAAGTTTGTTGAGATATTGATAAAATTGTGAATTCTTTTCTTATTGCTACTTCTACTGCAACACCTTCTAATTTTTCAAATAAATCAATCGCCTCGTATGGTTCAAATTCTATTTCTGAACGATTTTGTTTTGGTTCAAATATTAATTTATACCCTTTTAATAATAAATGATGAACTGCATATGTCTGATAACGTACATTTCGTGATATATTTCGCATTCTATGTGATATAAATCTATCATAATTTGATGGTTCATTTGGTGGAGTTGGAGGAGTATCTATTTTAAACATTGCATTTTTATGTTCAATTTGTTTAGATATATTTTCATATAAATCCATATTTTTTTTATATGTTTCTCTATTTTGTGTGTCTACTTTTATACATTCTTCTTCTGTTACATTATCAAAATTCTCGACATAATGATAAGATGCTAAATTATTTCCAGATATAATTGCTTTATCAAAAGATTTACTTCTAAGTCTATCTACAAAGCCAAGAGTTTTTTTTAAAGGACTCGACATTTT